GTAGGGTCTTATAGGCACCTCCAGCCGTTTCCTAAAGGTAACCTATACTATGCGGTACGTCGATTCATGGGGCTGTCTCAGGTCAAGGTAGCGGCCTTATACGGCGTGAGTGAACAAGCATGGCGTTACCGTGAACGTACCAAGAGGCTGTACCATGTGGCTGAAGTGCTAGCACTGCGTGACCTATGCGGCATGAATGACGCAGACTTCATGAGATTACTGAACGATGTCGCATAGTTACTACCATGGTGACTGATAACAAGACTTATCGGTCAATTATCGAATCCGTTGGAGTTAGCTCCTAACATGTTGATTTCCCTACGCCAGGTTTTCAAAATCCAAACCAATTTGAAAACTCGTCGGGTACCGGTACCTGTATATCCAACCTCCCATATAAAATTCCGGTCCTACATTCTCAAACACTTTTCTATTATTGGAGCTTAGTTTTTCTATGGCAGATGAAATTAAAGAGGGGGGTGCTTTGCCTGAAAGTGAGGAAAATAAAAATTCTGAGGTAGAGGTGTTACCGCCTGTGCTGACGGAGAAGGCTGTGACTAGGCACCATGTGAGGGATGAGCGGTTGGCTAGTCAGATTAGGGACCTTGGGAGATTGGGGTTGTCGAAGGGTAATGTGGCGATAGCGGCTAGGATTGGTGAAGTAGTGTTTAGGAAGTACTACTTGGAGGATTACTTGCAGGGTCAGACTGAGATGCAAAAGGGTTTGGCAACGGTAGCTGTGGAGCAAGCGTTGGGAGGTAATACGCCTGTGTTGATACACCTGTTAAAGACTAAGTTGGGATGGAATGAGACGCAGGTGGTTGAGCATACGGGTGAAGTTAGGAGTGTAGTTAGTGCTAAGCCTATGACGAAGGAGGAGTTTGTTCAGCGGTATTTGACGAAGGATGAGGATGAAGGTTGAGTATCGCAAAAAGCTCAAGAGAGTATCAGGGAGTCTAACGGAAAAGGTCTGGTACTTTAGGTGTCCAACCTGTACTATGCCGAAAGTAGTTGTAACTAAGTTGTTACATGCGGAGTGTGGTGGTCGTTATTGCAGAGGGAGGGTGTATCTTCCAAAGCATAAGATTACTGAGAGTCAGTATAGGGAGTCAGTTTGTGAGTGATGAGGTGGTGAAGGCAGATGAAGTATAGTTTAGTTGGAGAACTGCCGCGGCATATCTACTGCTTTGTCGATAGCAGTTTTACGCATACTGAATCTCAAGGCTTTTTGCCGTGTGTTTGGTTTGGCTTGGTGTCGTATCCTGGCAGAACGTGGGGTTGTACGGTGATGCTTGAGAGTGGGTCGATTTACAGGAACGTTCCGGCTCATGCGATAGCGTTTAGTCAGTTTCCAGCAGAGCGATGGGCGGCAGATGAGGCTCAAACCTGGGATTGTTATGGCGAGCAGTTTACGACCCTTGAGTACAAGTACCTTGCTGGTTTGGATTGTAAAGTTAAGTGCAAAAATATTCCGTACGAGGGTAACTACTTGTTTACCGCTGCTCCGGTAGGTGATGGGTTTAGTGCGTATCCAGACCAGGCTAAGGAGTTTTGTTTTATCCAGCTTGATATAGGCAGATTGACCATTCAGCCGACCAACCATGTAGTGTTTAGAGAGCGTAGTTTTACGGACAATAAGCTGGAGTTTCCTAGCGGATTACGACGGCAAACGCGTGTATGGAGTGCAGAATGAAAACACTTAAACAACTAGCAGAGGATCACGCAAACATGCGATGCCCAGAACAGGGTCCAGAATTTATCGTGTGGTGCATGTGTAAAGATGATTTTCTTACTGGCTACAACGCCAGGAAGCGCCAGGAAGAAGAAGAACACAAACAGGCAGAAGCGAAGATGGAAGCAGCTATTGATAGGATGAAAGACCGTGTACAGGCTTGGTGGTTAAGGAATGAGAAATGAAAACACTTGAAGAGTTGGCGGAGGAGTGCGTTGAAAGGCTTTATGATGCGCCGCATCAACTTGCTGGAGACCCAGAATACTGCATTAAACGAAGAATGAATAGCTGCTACCTCGCTGGCTACCAAGCCGCAGAGAGATCGAACTCTTCGAATAATTTGAACGGTTGGATCTCGGTTAAGGATCGGTTGCCGGAGATTGGAGAAAATGATTGCAGCAATCGTGTTTTGTTACTTACAGCTGATAAATTTATAGTAATCGCCAGAGTAGAGAAATGTGTTCGATTTGTACGGCCTCTTGAGCAAGCCTTAATTGTCGAAACTGACAACGGCGATCCGATTGAAGAGTTCACGCACTGGATGCCGCTCCCTAAGTTACCGGAGGACAAATGAAAACACCTGAAGAGTTGGCAGAGGAATACGGAAGAAGCGAGTGGCCTATTGTTAGTAATGATTGCAACAGGATTGGCAGAGATAGCAGCATAGAAGGCTTTCTCGTTGGTTACCACTCAAGAGACGAAGAGATTGCAAAGCTAAGAGAAGAGATTGCAATGTTAAAGGCAGAGCTGCGGGAGGTTGGTAATGATACACGAGATTAGCAAGTTTATTTTAGCAGTGTTGCTTTTTAGCATAGTATGGCTCGTATTAAGGTGGGCGTTTCAATACGAAAACATTTTTCCAACTTGTATCAAGTATGCTGATGAAAGCTACTTCTGGATATGCAGCAGAAACAATAGAGTCGTAACATGCGATAAGACAGCAGTTTATCAAATTAAAGATAATTGCGTTTACTATAACGGCAAAACAAGCTGTGGAAGTTTTGATATAGAAAGAGCGCAAGGAATACATTGTGAAAGTTGGAATCCTTGGTTCAATCGCAAAACTTTAAAGGAAGTTGGAAATGACTAAAACACTTAAAGAGTTAACAGAAGAATACGTTTATGCATGGTGGGGACCACGAGAAGATAACATGACTCTTGCGACACGGCAGAGCTACCTCGCTGGCTACCAAGCCGCACAAGAGCACGCACACGCTGCACTGGAAGAAGCTGAGGCTGAGATAGATAGGCTGCAAACTAAGCTAAGTGATGCAGGGATACTGACTACTGAGCATTTGCTAGGAGCTGACAACTCTTCGAATAATTCGAACGGTTGGATCTCGATAAAGGATCGGTTGCCGGAAGATTGGGAATGCTGTTTGTGGTACGCTAGCTCACGCGGAGAGTTTGACTGTGGCTGGGAAAATAACGAGTGCATCAACCTTCGGTGCAAAACAGGATGTGGTCAGAAATTTGATGTTGGTGCCATATTCATCTGCGAATTCCACAGGAAGGACAAACATCATGAACAGCATTATTTGATTGATGATGCTAACAACGTGGCATTGATTGATTGTTTCACCCACTGGATGCCGCTACCTAAGCCACCTACGGAGGAATAATGGGCATAGAGCATAGGATGAAAGACGAGGAACCGCAGTCAAGGCGATGTCCCTGCTGTCTCCACCTAAGCACCCTATCAACCAAAGATGGGCATGATTACTATTTCTACTGCCAGAATCCCAACTGCTCGGCAGAGCGCATTTATGGTAGTAATGCAGTAATGATGTCCGGTCACAACGTGGTGAAAAGCGATGACGACACCTAGATATTGGCAGTGTCCTCACTGCGACGAAGTCTATATGGTAGATCAAGGGTTTTTACCTGATCTTACTCAGTGTGAACAGTGCGAAGAAGAGGTATCGCCTAAAGAGTGCGAGATGGATGAGCTAGACTTTTGGGCATACTGCAACGACCTTAAAAACGGGTAATAGTGGACGAATACAAAGCAGACATTGACGAAAAGATCGTATGGTGTCCGCAGATCGGGCCCCAGGAAGCTCTGATTCATTGTCCGATTACCTTAGTTGGTTACGGCGGGGCACGAGGTGGCGGTAAAACAGACGGTGTTTTAGGTAAATTTGCTATAAAGCAAGAGCAGCTTGGGGTGGACTTTAACGCCATCTTCTTCCGTAAGGAGTTACCCCAGGCAGATGACCTCATTGAGCGTGCTAAGCAGATTTACCTGCCGTTAAATGCTCATTATCAAGACCAAAAGAAGCAGTTTACGTTTCCTAAAGGAGGACGTTTACGGTTTCGTCCCATGGCTAATGATGCCGATGCAGAAAAGTATCAGGGTCAAAACTTGTCAGATTGCGCCATAGAAGAAGCCGGTAACTACTCCGACCCAAGCTGTATTTGGAAGCTATTTGGAGCGTTGCGAGGTAAAGGTGGTGGGCAAATCCTTTTGACGTTTAACCCAGGCGGTGTAGGTCACGGATGGCTTAAAGAACTATTCATCAAACCAGCGCCAAAGGGCATGAAGGTTTTACGCAAAGACCTCCCAAACGGGGCGTACTTTGAATACATCTACATTCCAAGCAGGGTACACGATAACCAGATTCTTTTGGCTCGTGACCCTGAATACATTAACCGCCTACACATGGTCGGCAGTCCTGAGCTTGTCCGAGCATGGCTAGAGGGAGACTTTGAAATTCATGAAGGCTCTTATTTTCCTGAATTTTCTTCACGCCATATTGTTGCACCTTTTAACGTACCTAAGCATTGGCCTCGTTACCTTGGGTACGATTGGGGCTATCGTTCTCCTTTCGCCGCTGTATGGGGCGCTGTATCTAGTGGGCGGGATGATAGAGGTAATGAAGTACCGTACCCTAAAGGCTCAATTGTCATATATCGAGAAATGTGGGGTAAAGGAGTTGATAATGTTGAACAAGCTAATCGAATTGCAGCGGCCTCCGTTGGAGAAAATCCAATA